CACATGAAAGTGTCTTTGATTAGCTACACGCCCAACGCTGCGTCGTTGCTCCTGTTCACCAAGTCCACCCGCTTGACGCTGTCGCCAAATCTGATGTCCGAGATCAATGGCTGGCCTGAAGAGAAGAAGGCGCAAGAATTGGCATACGCCGCGAAGACAATCAAGTCTAGCTGGGAGTTCGTTGACCTAACATTCTTGATTGAAGGCGTCAGTCGCGCAACAGCTCAACAGATCACCCGCACCCGCAACGCCAGCTACGCGATGCAGTCGCAACGCGTGACGGACGTGCGCGCGATGGGCGTGCACAAGCCGAAAATCGCCAGCGTGACGTTGCAGGAGAATTACGACGCGGCTGTTGCGTCCTCGCTTGACCACTACGCTAAGTTGGTTGACATCGGGATGCCGCTGGAAGATGCACGCGGTGTGTTGCCGATGAACACGACGTGCAACTTGGTCGCCAAGTACAATTTGCGCGCATTCACGGACCTTGCCAAAGCGCGCGCCTCTTTGCGCACTCAAGGCGAATACTCAGACATCGTTCACGAGATGCGCGCCTTGGTTTTGCGAACTTGGCCTTGGACAACGCCGTTCTTCGCAAGCGAACACGACTTGGCCATCGGCATGCTGGAGTCTGTCGCGAAAGAAATCGGCATCACCACAGGCAAGGGGCCTGGCTGGGAGATAGCCAAGGCCGTTGACTTACTCAGAAAGGCTTGAGTCGTGGGCACGCTTTATAAGCTTGATTTTGAAGACGGTAAGTCGTACGTCGGAATCACGACGAAAACGATCGCACACAGATTCAACGCGCACGCTTGCAACGCCAGAACTGGCCGCCGAGCGCGACTTTATGCTGCTTGGCGGAAGCACGGAGAGCCGCGCCTGACGGTGCTAGCTGTGCTCGAAGACCGCGAGTTGGCGTCCACCGAGATCCGGGCCATCGCGGCCTATGGAACGTTGGCGCCAAACGGCTACAACATGACGCCAGAAATCGCAAAGCTGGTCATGCGAGGGTTGGTGTGTGGTCGGTACGAATACGAGGTGCGCGCAATGGCCAACTCGGCCACGCACAATACAGTTACGAGGTCGCTGCGTCAGGGCCAGCGCAAGCAGCCGCCGCCGCCCGGTTAAAGGCGACCGCAGCGACCTCACCCTAACGCAACTTCGCAAAGGACCCAAAATGAAATACGTCATCTTCGACCTCGACAACTGTCTCGCCCACGACGCCCACCGCATCCCGCTGATCGACTGGACGCAGACCAACCCCGACCTGCGCTACGCCGCGTATCACGCCGCATGCGGCGACGACGAGGTGGGCAACTACAGCGTCTACGCGGACAACATTCGCAAATTCACCCCCATATTCCTGACGGCGCGACCGGCTTCGGTGTTGGACGAGACACGCTGCTGGATGGAGAACAATCTTGGCGCCACCAGAGAAACTATCCTCCTCATGCGCCCCCTGGGCGACCGCCGGCACTCCGTGGACCTGAAGCGGGATCAACTCGCGTGGCTCGCGCGCTACGACATCTTCCTCAAGGACATCGTCTGCGCCTACGACGACCGGCTGGACGTGGTGGAGATGTACCGCGCGGCCGGCATCACTGCTCACGCGCTGAAGCTGCACGACGTGTGCGCCTACACGCCGCCGGCCAATACCCGCGTCGCCACTCTGGAGGAAATGGAGGCGCTGGACGCGCTTGTGCAAGGGCAGACCGCGCGGCGCCTGCGCGCCCCGGACCTGCTCGCGGCGGGGGCAGAGACCTTCCGCGCGCGCAACGCGGTGTATGGCGACAACTACCTGCAGTTCGGCGCGCTGATGCTGGCGCTGTTCCCCAAGGGCCTGCACATCACCACCGAAGCCGAATTCACCCGGCTGGGGCTGTTGGTGCAGTGCGCCGGCAAGCTGTCCCGCTACGCCAATAACCCGCAGGGCCATCAGGATTCGGCGCATGACCTGATGGTTTATGCTGCAATGCTGGAAGAAGTCACCTCAACCTCAACGAAAGACAAATCATGAACATCGAACAAATTTTCCGTCTCGGCATGAAGCGTGAGCTGGGCGTGCTTGTTGATCCATTGCCAGGCTTGCCCGTGTTGAACTTGGGCGCAGGCAACTCGCACATCCCCGGCACAACCTCGTTGGACTTCCCGACGTGGGACGCATCTCGCATGCCAATTCCGCACGCCGACAGCAGCGTCGGCGGCATCTATGCATTTCACTTTCTGGAGCATTTGACAGGCGCACAAGCAATCGCTTTGCTGATGGAAGCCCAACGCGTCCTGGCGGTTGGAGCACCAATGACCATTGTTGTGCCGCACAGGTTGGGTGCAATCGCATTTCAGGACCTTGACCACAAGAGCTTCTGGACTGAGGAAAGCTGGAAGACTCTGTTTACGAATCCACACTACGACAAGAACCGCGAGCTGCCGTGGAAATTCGACATCAAATTCAACGCCATCATCGGCATCGTCGAGCGCAACTTGGCGCTGATGACGCAGTTGGTGAGGACAGAGTGATCCTGCTCTTCGACACCGAGACCACGGGGCTCACGCTGCACCCGGACGCCGAAGTGCGCAAGCAACCCCGTTGCATCGAGTTCGGAGGCGTGCTGATGAACCGGCACACGGGTGCCGTGGAGGAAGAGATCAGCATCCTGATCAACCCCGGCGTTCCGCTGGAGCCGGTCATCACCAAGATCACCGGACTCACGGACGCCGACCTGAAGGACGCGCCCAGCTTCGCGGAAGCGCTGCCGCAGCTGCGCCGGGTGTTCGGGGCGGCGCGATGCGTGATGGCGCACAACCTGCCTTTTGACAAGGCGATAATTCGCGGAGAGCTGGCGCGGCTGGACTGCCTGAACTTCCCGTGGCCTGCGCAGGGCATCTGCACCGTGGGGCTGTACAAAGACGCATGGGGCCGCAACCCCAAGCTCACGGAGCTGTACGAGCACGTGATGGGCGCGCCGCTGGCGCAAACGCACCGCGCGCTGGACGATGTCCGGGCGATGGTGGAGATTGTTCAAAAAGAAGAGCTTTGGAGGTTGGCGTCATGAACGTCAAGCTGCCCCTGCCCGCCATGCCGGACCCCTCCGGCCCCAACCCGCAGAAAGTGCGCTTCTTCACCGAGGTTGCGGCGGCGTATGAGGTATTGGCGCTGTTCTACGCGCTCACCCCCGAGGAGCAGGCCGAGTTCAACGCCATGGTGCGCGAGTTCGCTGCTGCCGTTGGCAACCGGAGGCCGAGATGACCGCCCTCCCGCAACTGCGCGTACGGACCGAATACAGCTTCCGGCAGGGCTTCGGCCCCGTGCCGCTCGTCGTGGGCGCCCTGGCCCGTCTAGGCTGTGCCGCGGGCGGAATTACGGACGGCGGGACGTGGGGACACGCGGTTTGGGCCAAGGAGTGCAAAAAAGCGGGGATAAAACCCCTTTTTGGCCGGGAATTGGTGGTGCCGCGGCCGGGCGGGATGAAACCCGTGGCGTGGGCGCTGGCCGAGGACACGCGCGCCTTTTACCGCTTCAGCACCGCCGCGCAGGCGCCGGGCGCCGACCCCGAGGCGCTGTTCCGGGCGGGGGCGGGGCTGATTCGGTTTGCGGGCGCTGCGCTGACGGACCCGGACACCTTTGACTACATCGACCTCAACCCCGCCAGCCCACTGCAGCAGCAAAAAGCGTTGGCCCTCCACGCGCGCACCGGCAAGCCACTGGTCGTCACCAGCGACAACGCCTACCCGCGCGCCGAGGACTACGCCGCGTTCATGGCCATTGCCCGGTCGGAGCGCGCCACGCAGCAACACCTGTTGTCGGACGAGGAGTTGCGCGCTGCGCTCCCCTGCTTGTCGGACGCGCAATGGCGGCGCGCCGTCGCCAATGTGCACGAAGTGGCCGAGCGCGCAGCCGGAGCGCTGCAGCAGGCCCAGATCATCAACTTCCCCGGCGATCTGCGCGCGCTAACCGAGGCGGGCAAGCAGGAGCGCATTGCGCTGGGGCACATTGCGGAGTGGACCCCCGCGCATGAAGCGCGGATGCAGCGGGAGCTGGCCATGATTGCGCAGAAGGCGTACGAGAGCTACTTCCTGGTGGTGGCGGACCTGATTCGGTGGGCCAAGACCCGGATGTTGGTGGGGCCGGGCCGGGGTTCGTCGGCGGGGTCGCTGGTGTGCTACTGCTTGCGCATCACGGAGATCGACCCGCTGAAGCATGACTTGCTGTTCGAGCGCTTCATCGACGTCACCCGCAACGACCTGCCCGACATCGACATCGACTTCTCGGACGTCCGCCGCGAGCAGGTGTTCACCTACTTGGCCGACAAATACGGCCGCAACAACGTCGCCCGCATCGGCAGCATCAACACGCTGCGCGCCCGGTCGGTGTTGGCGCGGGTGACGGAGCGGTTGGCCATTCCTGAGCGGGAAAAATTTGACGTGCTGAATGTGCTTATTGACTACTCCTCGGGCGACAGTCGGTACGGCCATGCGCTGGAGGACACAATGACGCAGACAGAGCCGGGCAAGCGCTTCCTGGCGGCGCACCCGGAAGCAGCCGTCATGTTCCAGCTGGAAAATCACGCATCTCACACCGGGGTGCACGCGGCGGGGGTGATTGTGTGCAACGAGCCCATCAGCGACTTCTGCACCGTGGGCGCCGACGGCGTGGCGCAAATCGACAAGCCCTACGTGGAGGCTGTGGCGCTGCTGAAGATTGACGCGCTGGGGCTGCGGACGCTGGGGGTGATTGAGGACGCAGGGGTGGTCACGGCGGACGAGCTGTACGCGCTGAAGCTAGACGACCCCAAGGTCTTCGCCCTGCTCAACGCCGGGCGCTACGCCGGTGTGTTCCAGTTCGAGGGGCAGGCCATGCAGCGCGTGGCTGCGGAGGTGGACATAAAGTCGTTCCGCGAAATTGACCACATCACCGCCCTGGCCCGGCCTGGGCCGCTGGGGGGCGGCGCCAGCCAGCACTACATCGCCCGCGCCGCCGGGCGCGAGCCCGTCACGTACCGGCATCCGTCGATGGCGGCGTACCTGAGCGCGACGATGGGGGTGGTGTTGTACCAAGAGCAGGTCATGCGCATCTCCTTCGAGATTGGACGCTTCAGCTGGGAGGTGGTCAGCGAAATCCGCAAAGCGATGAGCGGGCGCAAGGGCAAAGAGTACTTCGACCGGCGCGGCGAAGAGTTCATCACGGGCGCAGCAAGCATTGGGGTTCAGAAAAAGGATGCCGAGGAAATTTGGCACGAGATTTGCACCTTTGGCGCCTGGGGTATGAATGCAAGTCACACAGTTTCCTATGGCGTCATCAGCTACTGGTGCGCATGGATGAAAGTGTACCACGGGCTGGCCTATGCGGCTGCGTGTCTGCGCAACGCCAAGGACGACGAACAGGCCACAGAGTTGCTCCGGGACATGCGCGCGGAGGGCGTGGAGTACTGTGCGTTTGACCCGGCGCGCAGCGTGGTGGACTGGGCCGTGGTGGACGGGGCGCTGGTTGGCGGGTTCAAGAACCTGGTGGGCTACGGCCCTTCCAAATCCCTCAAGGCCATCACCCAGCGCGCAGCGGGCAAGTTGGACCTGGAGAAGTTGCGCGGGGTGGAGGTGCGCTTTGCGGAGCTGTATCCGCTCAGCACGTCGTACGCTGACCTTTACGCCAACCCCGAAGCCTACGGGTGCCGCGTCGGCAGCGCGGTGCGGCGGCTGGACGCGCTGCCGGAGGACGGTGGGGAGGTGCTGACGATAGCGAAGGTGGTGCGCAAAGAGTTGCGCGACGAAAACGAAACGGTGCGCGTCGCGCGGCGCGACGGCCGGCGGCTGGACGGGCAGACGTTGTTCCTGGATGTGTTCGTTTCAGACGACACCGGCACCCCCATCACGTTGC